ATGCACCGTGTCATTGACGGCGGCAAGATGAGTCGTGCCGATAGAAAGCGGCTGGAAGAAGTTGCCCGCATCAAGGGCAAGCTCATTGTCGCCCGGATTACCCTAGTCGATATCGACCGGGAATATGCTCTGCCTACCGGCACTGCAGGCAACACGCTCTATGAACCGCATGTTGCAGGTGAACGCGCCATTGCAGCCGCACTGAAAACCCGCCCGCATCTGCTTTGGTTTTCTCGCTATCACGCTGATGGGCAGCGTTTGAGCCCGCAGCCTGCAGAGAACTACCGGAATGGTCGTCGCTCGGCTGTCGCAACTCAGGATGCCGCATGATGTCCACCCTAGAGCAACAGCGCCGGGGATCACATCGTAAGGTACGGCTTACGCGTCCTCACCAGAGAACAACTCAATCACTCGATTTGAATACAGCGGGCTTTCGCCAACGCTCCCTTTCACAAGCCAGCCCTGCTGTGCTTGGCGCAAAGAACGCATTTGCGGCGGCAAACGGAAGCGCTTCTCCCATTCGTCGATTGTTAGCCTTGCTATTTCGGTGTGGTGCGTGATGTCCCCTTCCTTTTCATACACCACATCCGCGACAGTGGCTCGCCACTCCATGCGCAGCAATGCGCCTGCGATATCTGCACGGTCCACCAAGCCTCGCGCCTCCAGCGTGTCCATCATTTCCATCAGCAGAATGTTGCCAACTCGCGCTTCAGCGAAAGCAACGTTTGCGGTGCGCTCGGCCTGTGTCTCTTCCACGTCCGTTTCCTTTCAGTCTCGTGTCTCCTTTTTAACCTCCATCAAATTCGGACCTACGCCAATGACGAAAAAGCGTTCCGAAATAGACCGTCATCCATTCATCCCGGCTCGCGATCCTGTGTGCCGCGCGTCTGGCCTACTGCTCATTTTTAGTTTTGCGTTGGCAGGTGCGTCAGCCGCCCTCATTGCCCTCATCAACCAATTTGGAGCTGCTCAATGAACGCCCTTCTAAATCACGTTCCGATCCCATTCTTTGATCGCGTTCCGCCCCGCGCCAAAGCCGCTTACATAAATGTCTTTGACGGCATCGTTGACATGGCGTGGCCTGTTGAGAGCGCATATCGCCATTTCACCAACTCTCTCACCACAAACGCGATAGACGGCCCCAACTTCAAAGAGTTCGCAGACTGGTATTGGCGTGTCCGCAATGGTCTAGTCGAACGGCCGCACCCTGCCGAAACATTAGGCGAAACGGACGAACGCAAGTTCGATTGTCATATATTCAATAACGCGTCGGGCCAAGTTATCCGCCCCGCCGTTGCAGCTTACACTCCTACGCCAAAACACGCGATTGAAGAGCGCATGAAGGCTGCGATCGCCATCGTAAAGGCCGCTCGAAGCCTCTTTGAAGCTCAGTTAAAGGCCGGTTACGAACCCCCAACGCTTCGTGGTGATGACGAGATTATTGCTGATGCTCTGCGCGAGGTTCTCAGTGCCGGAATAGGCACTCCCTTGATGGACGCAAACGTCCATATGACGCCCGGAAACAAGGTCGCTGACCTGCTGCTTGGCGAAGGTTCCGAAGAGATCGACACCAAGCTGTTCGAATGTCTCACCATGACCATGCAGCCGGAGCTTTGCGCCATTCTGGCCCGGCAGGGTTTTACCGCCAGCAACTAGCTTCCAGATCATCGCTCCTGCCCCCGGAGCGATGGACGATGCCGGGGTGGCTCGCCCCCCACTCACCCGCCACCCCGGCATTCACTTTGAGGTTTTTTATGTTCAATCCATACGATCAGAAACAGGTTTATGAAGCCACGGTTCACGCCAGCGTTTGCGCAGTGCGTGAAGGTTTCCCGCATCTGGCTATCCGCGACATCATTGAGCCACCACACGAATGGTTTGACGCGGCACTGGCTCGCCAGATCGTGATGCACCTCGTCATTTGCGAATTTGGCTGGCCGAAGCGCCGCGTGGTCGAAATGGAAGAACGCTCGCGCGAAGCAATTAATCGCGCCCTCCGCACCATTGATAATCGCATGCGGCATGATCGCTTCGCCGGTCAATATATGGCCATGGCTGAACGCGCCCGCACCCTTCTTTTCATCCGCTCAACCGGAGCGGAAGACACTACCGAGGCAGCATAATGGCAACGTTCAAGACTATTGCACTCAAAGACATCTTCATCGGTGAGCGCGCGCGTCCAGTGGATGAAGATCACGCTCTTGCAATCGCCGCATCCATGGCAGAGCGCGGCCTGATCAATCCGATTACTGTTCGCTCAACACCTGCAGCAAACGGCGGCGAGACGCCTTACACACTCGTCGCTGGAGGCCATCGTCATCGGGCTGCCGAACTCAACCAGTGGGCAGAAATCGACGTTATTGTTGTTTCAGCTGACGCTGCTGAAGCGCAGCTGATGGAGATCAGCGAAAACCTTTTCCGCAATGAATTGAGCGCACTGGATCGCGCAGTCTTCGTCATGAAGTTCCGCGAAATCCACGAAGAGAAATTCGGTAAAATTCAGCGTGGCGGAGACCGTAAGTCAAAGGCCAATGATTGGCCTTTGATGGCATCGCCGGGGAAAGCACTTTCTGAACGCGTTCAGGAACGCCTTGGGTTCGGCAAGAGTACCTACAAGTATGTCACAATGATCGGCCAGAAGCTGCATCCAGCTTTGCGACAGGCTGTTCGCGGCACCGAGATTGAGAACGACCAGAAAACGCTACTGAAGCTCGCTGCCATGCCGGAAACGCAACAGGCAGGCATCGCAGCCGCTCTCAAGTTCGAACCAGACCTGAAGAAGGTTCTGGATATGGACAAGCCTGCCAAGCCCCAGCCTGACGCGGACACGGTCGCTTTTGATGCGCTTAAACGCGGATGGGAGAAGGCTTCAGAGGATGTTCGCGCCCTATTCCTTCAGCACATCGGCATGAATGCGTCCTTTCAGGAGGCTGCAGAATGAAGCGCGACCCGTTGCAGATGGACTTTTTCAGCGAACCGGCGTTTCCGGTTCGCACACCAGTCCAGCAAATCGATCTTGACCGCTATCGCGCCAAGATGAAGCGCGCCATGGCTCGCGCGATCCGTGAATGTGAGCATGATCGCCCGACCATTGCGGCGCGCATGTCACTTTACCTTGGCGTCAGCATCACCAAGGCCATGCTTGACGCATGGACCGCTGAAAGCAAGCGCGCCCATGACATGACGCTCCCCCGTTTTGCAGCTTTTGTGCATGCAACCAGCGCGCCATGGCTTTGGGATGAAGCTGCCGGAATGCAGGGCCTAACCATCCTTGTCGGCAGAGAAGCACAGCTCGCAGAAATTGGCCTCCTTCGTCAGGAGCAAAAGCGCGTTGCGCGTGAGTTGAAAGCACTTCTGGCGGTCGAAGTCGACCTCGCGAAAAGAGCACGTCCATGACTGAATGGTTTTCAATCCCCGAATTGACAGAGCTTCGGCTTCCCGGCATGCCCGACAATGCTACCGGCATTAAGCGCATGGCTGATGAACGCCGTTGGAAGGATCAGCCAGAGCAGACCTGTCTGGTTGCGGGGAAAACCAAACCGACCCGCAAGTACCACATTTCTCTCCTGCCATCACTGGCACAGGCCAAGCTTGCGCGCATGGATGCAGAAGACGCTGAACGTGCTGCCACCCGCGAAAAGCGCAAGGCGCTCTATTGGCGAACCTTCGACGCAATGACCGATGAGCAGAAGCAATTCTGCCAGATGCGCTTCAACTGCATCACCGCCGTTGAGAATGCTATCGCCAGCAACGCGCATGCGTTTTCGCAGCCGAAGAAAATTGAAGATATTCTCGCCGACATTCTCCCGCGCTACGGTTTGAGAAAGTCGCAATACTATGCCCTGCGCGCCATTTTGAATGGTGTCGACCGTGAAGACTGGCTTGCAGCTCTCGCTCCAGCTTATGCCGGGACCGGCGAAACCAAGGCCGTTGCGGAATGCCACCCGACTGCATGGGCAGCATTGAAATCTGACTATTTGCGTCCTGAAGAACCAAAGTTCAGCGCCTGTTACCGCCGCATCGTCGAAGCCGGGAAAAAGCACGGCTGGACGCCGATCCCTTCCGAGCGCTCCCTGCGCCGCCGTATGGATATTGAAGTTGATAAGGCCGCGCAAATCTATGCCCGCAAGGGAAAGAAGCGCGCCGAGCAGCTCTATCCAGCGCAGACCCGCACAAAGACCCACCTGCATGCCATGGAAATCGTCAACACCGATGGTCACCAGCTTGACCTGTTTGTCTGGACGCCTTGGAACAAGGAAAAGCCTGAGCGCGTCATTCTGCTCGGCATGCAGGATGTGTTCTCCGGCAAGGTGCTGTCATGGCGTCTTTGCGAGGCTGAAACGTGGCATGTAGTCCGTGCCTGTATCGGTGACATGATTGAGGATCATGGCATTCCTGAACACATCTATATGGACAACGGCCGCGCCTTCGCCTCCAAGATGATTTCTGGTGGCGCCGCCTCCCGTAACCGCTTCAAGATCACCGAAGATGAAGTCGCAGGCCTGCTGAAGACGCTTGATGTGACGCCACATTTCACGAAGCCATATTCGGGCCAGTCCAAGCCTATCGAACGGGCTTGGCGTGATCTGGCAGAAGAGATTGCCAAGCATCCTGCAATGTCAGGCTGTTACACCGGCAACAAACCAGACGCCAAACCTGAGAATTACCGCGAGCGGGCAATCCCGCTGGAGGTGCTGCAGAAGCACGTTGGTGACCGGATTGCGGAGCATAATGCCCGCGAAGGTCGCCGCTCGGAAACCGCAGCAGGCCGCAGCTTCGACCAGACATTCGAAGAGAGCATGCGTCACCCGGCGACCATCGTTCGTCGCGCCACCGAAGCACAGCGCACCCTTTGGATGCTCGCAGCGAAAGTCATCACCGCCAGCAAGCGTGATGGTGCGTTGCGTTTCAACGGCAACAGTTACTGGTCAGCTGATCTCAACCAGTGGCTCGGCAAAAAACTGACTGTCCGCTTCGATCCAGACCGGCTGCATGAACCAGTCAAGGTTTACGATCCTGAAGGCCGGTTCATTTGCGATGCAGCTTGCACCGACAAGGCCGGATTTAACGACAGCTCCGCCGCTCACCAGCACGAAAAGCGCCGCCGCACGTTCAAGAAGCGAACCAAGGCTGTGGCCGACATGCACCGGGAGTTCACGCCGATGCAACTCGGCGAACTCTACGAGGATGCACAGAAGGCCAAGCCTGCAGCACCTGTTCGCCCGGCAATCACCCGCATCGTCACTGGCAACCTCGCTCTCGAGCAAGAGGAAGTGACCGACGCAATCTCTGATGAAGAATTTGAAGCCCGCTTTCAGCGCGGTCTTTCCATGGTTTCGGGCGAAAGCTCGATCATCCCATTCCCTTCGGGGAATAAATCGTCCGGCAAGTAGCCGGGCCAAGCATGAGCCGATTTGTAGTGAGTACGGTTCCCAAAAAAAATAGGCCGGGAGGTTATCCCGGCCAACAAATCAGACCTAATGAGGAACCCTTTTAATGATTGATATGACTGGCGCAACCCAAAATAAATGGCATCAGCCCGAACCAACACCGCGTTTTGTAGCTAAACATCCTGCAGCTGATGTCGATACATGGCGCGATATGCGTCAACGTGTTGTCGATCTGGCAGCGCTGCAAGGCTGGTCGAAAGCCGAAACAGGTCGCCGCATTGGCATGGCTGAAAGCACTTTCTCACAGTGGCTGTCAGGAACGCTCGAAGGCGTATTGGAGAACGCCAACAATCCAGTCTCGAAATGGCTGGAAGCCGTAGAAGAAAACGCCGGAATTGCCTCCGGCCTGCCAGCATCACCGGCATTTTTCCGCACCAAGGCAGCTATCGAAATTCATGCAACCTTGCAGCTTGCTCAGGTGATTTCCGGCTTTGTGACCATTACGCTCGATGCAGGCCGAGGCAAGACTGAAGCTTGCCGCGCTTATCGCGACAGCCGCCCACATGTGCACATGGTCACGTTGAACCCGAAGGTGAAAACAGTTCACGGCGCAATGAACTTGCTTTCACGCAAGCTTGGTATTCGCGTCTTCAATCAGGCTGAGCTGGTAGAGACCATTGGTGAGCGCCTGTCACGCGGTAGCGAAGGCGCACTACTTATTATCGATGAAGCTCAGCATGCCGACGCGGAATCAATCAACCAGCTTCGCTATTTCTCCGACAACTTCAAAGTTGGCGTTGCGATTGTTGGCAATGCAGAAATCCGCCGCCGCATGTCGCAAGGCGGCTCCAATCTTGCCAGCCGCGACCAGATTATCAGCCGCGTCGACAAGAACCTAAAGCGTGATCCCGGCCGCACTGAAGACGTTCGTGCCTTTATCGAAGCATGGGGCATCACTGATCCGGCGTGTGTGAAGTTCCTGACCGGCATCGGCATGAAAGGCGGCGCGCTGCGCCAGATCGACCGGACCATCAAGATTGCGCATCTGCTTATCCAAGGCAGCAATGAGCAGCTTGAAAAGCGCCATCTGGAAGCAGCTTGGAGAAACCGCGATGTGGAGGACCTATAATGTCCTCTTCCAACCTCCCCACTTTGTCGGACGGCCTGAACAATCTGGTTCACAGGTTCGACAAGTTCAATGGCATCGCCGACACGGAAACCCTCCCAATGTCCGGTGAGACTGGCCGATCCTGTTTGGCTCTCCTGCGCACACTGCATCACCTCGCTCTCATTCAGGAGCGCGAACTAGGCGCACTGCGCTTATTGGCAGGCGATGTGAAACCCCAAGCTGAAGTTGGTGTCAGCGAGCTTTCAAAATCCAGCGACGGAAAAGTCGTCCAGTTTCCGCGCAGCTCTCCCACAAAACCGAAACTCGTAAAGTCACCTGAACGCGATCCAGCTTGAACCAAAAATAATGAGGATTTGAAAATGACTACAGCACTCACAACGATCACCGAGCCAGTACAGGACGATAAGGGTATCACCATGTTGGCTGGCAAGCCCTACATGAAAAATGCCAAAGGTGAGCTTACTCCATTGGAACTTGTGAAGCCTGCCAACAAGCTTCGTGACGAAACTGTTCGAAAGGTCATGGGCTACGCAAAGGAAATTTCTGCCCAAATCAGCCGCTTCCGCAAGCACAGCATGGCCGACCTCGATAGTCTGGATGAACTGCTCGAACAGGAATACAAGGCAAAGACTGGAGGCGCGAAGGGCAACCGCAGCTATCAGACGATAGATGGGCTGATGATGGTGAAAGTCAGCATCAATGATTTTGAAGTAGCAGGCCCAGAATTACAGGTCGCAAAAAGCCTGATTGATGAATGCCTCAATGAGTGGACGGACGGGGCGCGTGCCGAAATCCGCGCAATCATCACCCGCGCTTTTGATACCGACAAAGAAGGCAAAATCAACCTTCGCGAAATCAAGAAGCTCACGAAGCTCGACATTTCCGATGAGCGCTGGAAACAGGCAATGCGCGCCATCGAAGACGCTATCGATGTTCAATATTCAAAGCAGTATGTCCGGTTCTACGTCCGCCCTTCAGTCAAGCATGACTGGACAGCCGTCACCGTCGACATTGCCAAAGCGTGAGGGGCGTCATGAAAACCATGTCGTTTTACGTCACGCAACGCATCATCGTTTCCATTGATGAAAGCAAATTCACGCCCGATCTGATGGCTGATTTCAACCAATGCATTTCTGACTTCGGCACCGATGAGCACGCCATAGAACAGCATGGCGAACACATTGCCATGCTGGCAGCTGATGGCACATGCGAATTCAATCCCCGCGATTTTGTTGAAGGTTACGGCATCGTTCGTGATGCCGGTATCAGCGTGACAGTCGCCAACAGAATGACCGTAGAAAAGTGTGAGGTGTGACAATGCAGATTGAAATCAAAGGAAAGCCGCCAATCGACGTGAAGAATGCGATTCTTGTTGTTGAGGGAGTAACGCGATCACTTTGCCAGAGTACGGGACGCGATCCGGCAGAGGGCCTTATGATGCTTCTCACCGCCGCCGCGCACATGGGAAACCTTTATTTAGCCGGGACCGTCAAGGTCAAGCAGACAGCAATTGCCAGCGCTTTAGGCAGCGCAATTGTTGCCGCCGATGACTTCTTCAAGTTACGCGACACTCCCGGTATTCCAGCAAATATTAATTCAGTCGTCAAAAAACAGACTGAATGCGCCTGCACCAAAATTCAACAGGATGAAACCTGTCCTGTCGGCTTTCCATCACTGTTATGCGAGGTCTGCGACGGCAAAGGCGTTGTTCAAACCGTGAAAGCGCTGGAAAGTTCTTTCCCGTCAGATGCAACAAGTTTCCGACTGTGGAGCAAAGCGCGGCGCTAGAACAAGCCGCGCAACCGGCTGAGCCGACCGACCACATGCTAAATGAAGGTCAAGATAGGCTTTGCCAGTTAGGCTCTCGAATACATTTCGATGATTATGTTCAAGCTGAAATTTACAAAGCGATGAGATCTGTCGACCCCTATTTTTGTCAGATACTCCCCTTAAGAAATGCCCTGAAATTAGCAAAGGACATGTTCGACGCAAACGGCATTGAACTGCCACGAACCATAGAGGTTATTGACCGCGCCCTCTCCCCTTACGTGGAGGGTTGAAGATGGCAGTCGCTTATTGCTGGCGTAGCGGCGACATTGAAATTGGTCGCCGTTTACCAAAGGGAGCTTTGAAGCTCGGCTCTGCGCATGGCTTGCGTTTGAGGAAAGCAGTCTCAGTCTGCGCTCGTCATTCATATGACGGGAAGACGCTGCTTGTCCCCGGTATTCCTGAAGCCGACAGCGATACGGAAGCATTGGAGGCTTTGCAGCTTTTCCGCGAGCAGCTCGCTCGCCGTCTGGAACGCAAGAAGAAAGGATGGGAACTGATATGAGGCCATACCTGATGATCAATGGCGAAGATGCGGCCCTGAAATCCTACAAATCATCGTCAATTGGCACGAAGTCCGTCATTCGGCTTGAACTGGAGGTACGCGGACATTCCAGCCTCGGCCGCATTCTGAATGAATGTGCGAATTTTCAGGCAGAGCAGAAAGCGGCCATTGAGGCTGAAAAGCCTCGCAGAAAAAAGGAACCGCAGAAAGCTTTACCGTCGCCATTGTTGCAGCTGCCTTACCACGGATCAGACGAATGACATCCACCGCAATAATCAATATCGCTAAAACCCAGCTCGGCCTTGATGAAGACACCTATCGTGGCATGCTTCATCGTGTGACCGGCAAAGTCTCTCTTCGCGTCATGACCGAAGCCGAAAAGCTAAATGTCATCGAAGACCTGAAGCAAAAGGGCTTTGATCCCACCGCTAAGCGGCCTTTAAAGGGTAGTCGAAAGCGGCTTGAAGGCAAATTTGCACCCAAGCTGCAGGCACTCTGGATCGCGGGTTTCAATCTTGGCGTTGTTACCAACGGTTCTGATGAAGCGCTCATAGCGTTTGTGAAGCGCCAGACCAAACTCGATCACGTGCGCTTCTTGCACGAGCCAGCTGACGGTTACGCAGCCATTGAAAGCCTGAAGCGTTGGCTTAACCGAGCCGCTGGCGTCAGTTGGGCCAAGGACCCTCTTGTGCCTGATTGGGCGAACCAGCCACATGGCCAGATCGTTCTGGCGCAGTGGAACCTTCTTACAAAAGCTGGTCACACAAACGGCGAACGTTTGGCCGAAACCGCGTGGTCGATTTGTGGCTACGACGGCAAGCCGCTTCTCAACAATCTGAAGCCGAAGGAATGGCAGGCTGTCATGAACGGACTTGGCAAGCGCATACGGGGAGCAAATTCCTGATGACACAGTTGCCTGATCGCGCATGGATGACGCCGCTTTTGAATCGTATCGCCGATGTTGCCGGTGAACGTGCGGCGCTCATTCTTGCTCGCGAAAAGGCTTGTCAGAAAATCTATATTCCAGTCGATGTGTCGGATGGCCATTGGCTGGTCTCTCTTCTCGGCATTGACGCCGCCAAAGCCCTGTGCGAGCTATTTGGCGGCAACAAGCTGGAAATTCCTCCAGCGCTCGCTGGTGACAAACGCCGCCGCGCAATGGCCATTGCCGAAATGATTGATAAAGGTTATTCAACCAACGTGATTGCACGTTCACTCGGCATCACACACAAGACGGTCCAATTGCACCGTCGCAAAACAGACAGTGGCCAAGGCTCACTGCTGTAAGTCCTTATAGGGACGTAATTTTACGGCTTTCTCTAGCCGCCCCCAATCCCCCAATAGTCCAGTCAAGAACGTAAATTTACCACTCTTGACAGGACTTCAAATGACCTTCGACGAATGGCTGATTGAACGCTTGCGCGCTGCCGGTGCTTACGCTGGCAATATGGACGGCGTCCATGGTCGCGAGGTCATAGCGGCTCTTGAACGATTTCAGCGCGCCAACAGTCTCAAAGTTACCGGCAAGGCTGATGCCGCCACAGTTGCCGAGTTGCGCGTTGTGAAGCGCTCTGGCGAAAGTGGCGTTAAGACTTACGACAAAGCGCCTGAGCTGCCGAAAGAACCAGTTTGGATGCGCGAAGCCCGCCGCTTTATGGGCCAGAAGGAAATCCCCGGCCCAAAATCCAATCCTGTCATCATGGGCTGGGCCAAGCGCTTTGGTGGTTGGATCGCCAATTACTTCAACAATGACGATATTCCATGGTGCGGCCTTTTCATTGGTCACGTCATCGCGACAACATTGCCCAAGGAGCCACTGCCTGCAAATCCGCTTGGAGCGCTCCAGTGGCGCAAATTCGGCAAGGAAACGCCAGCAAGCGTTGGGGCTATTCTCGTCTTCAGTCGAACAGGTGGCGGTCATGTCGGCATTTATGTCGGCGAAGATAAAACGCATTATCACGTTCTGGGCGGCAATCAGAGCAACATGGTCAACGTCACGCGCATTGATAAGTCTCGGCTTGTGTCCGGTGGCGTTCGCTGGCCGAAGACTGGCGAGGCTCCGATTGGTGGCAAGGTCATGCTCTCAACATCCGGTGCGCCGGTTTCGACCAATGAGGCATGACCATGCCAATCAAAGAGCCGTCATATCGATCTTCACGCCGCTACCTTTGGGGAAGCTTCTATCTCGCTTGGTTCGTCATCATCGGCATCGGGCTTGCTGCAGCTCTCGGTTCTGAGCAGGCGGTTGCTTTCGCTCAGGTGGCGGTCCCCTCCATGGTTGGCCTGATCGTCGGTACTCTCGGCATTCATCGTTTTTCCGGCTCGATGGATTTCAAGGCACAGGCAGAAGCCTTTGAAGATCGCAGGGACCATCGACCATGATGGCAGTTTTCTCAAAACCTTTGGCAATGGCAGCGCTGATCATGGGCTTTATCGCCCTGACCGCATTTAGCGCATGGATGGCGGTTTCGACTGTCAGCACCATCATTGCGGATCAAGTCGCGACAGCTGAAACCGCGCGTGATGCACACTGGCAGGCAGAGATCGAGAAAGCCAATGTCGTCGCTGCCAAGAATGTCATTGAGCAGATGCGGGTTTCGCAAGCTGCCGATCTCGCCACGCGCGCTGAGATCGATCGACTTAAAACCGAAATTTCCGAACTGGAGAGAAAGAATGCGGACCTGCCTGATGTTGATGGTAGCGGCATCGATCTTGAGCGTACAAGGCTGCTCAACTACCCCTCAGTCTTCGCCGATCGTCCGCACTGAATTTGTGCCTGGTACAATACCTGCGGAAGCGCGCAAGCCATGCGACAAGCCGGTGGCACTTCCCGATCGCGCATTGTCTGCAAAGGAGCTGACGCCGCTTTGGGGGCAGGATCGGTCGGCGCTTGCTGCGTGTGAAGCGCGACGAGCTGCAGCTGTGTTAGCAGTCGACGCCGTGCCGTTGCCGAATGAACGGCCCGCGAAATGATGAAAATTAACGCTGCCCTTGAACTGGCTGATCTACGTGCCGAGCAAGAACGCGAACGCGGAATTAAAGCGGCGCAGCAGGCTCTGCTTCAAGAGGGCCGTGACGATTGTGCCGGATGTGGTGCGGAGATCGAGGCTCAACGCCGCGAAGCACTGCCATCCGCCCGACGCTGTATTGAGTGCCAGACTGCCTTTGAGAAAGGGAACCGTAAATGACGCCGGGAGAAATCCTTCCCTATCTCAGCCTCGCACTGGCGATGATCGCAATTGCCGGTCACGCCAAGGGCTGGATCAACAGCGGGGAAAAGCAGCTCAAAGACAGTGTTGACGCTCATACCGCCAAGCTGACCGACCACGACCGTCGCGTCCAGTCTCTGGAGAATGAGATCAAGCATCTCCCTGATCGTGACGCGCAGCACCGCATGGAGCTCTCTCTTGCCGAGATGAACGGACGCTTTGCAGCGCTGGAAGAAAAACTCAAGCCGATAGCCGCAACCAGCGAGCGGCTGCATGAATTATTGATGGAGCAAGCTAAGAAATGAACAGTCTTGGCATCGATTATGCAAAGAAAATCCGTGAAGACGCTCGTCTGATCATCCTTAAGGCTCTTGCCGAACAGATCAACGAGAGCCTTGCGAGCAACATTCTGCAGGATTTTGTATTGCCGCGCTTTGCGATCCGACAGGATCGGGCGTGGGTCCATAGTCAGATTGATTTTCTTGCCAATCTTGGCGCAGTCACCGCGACAGCTGAAGGCACCGTCAAGGTCGTCTCACTCACTACCATGGGCCAACGGCATCTGGATCGCGACATTGCGATCGAAGGCATTACTCGCCCCTCGCGTCCGGGTGAATAGTCATGGCGAAAGGCCGGGGTCGTCTCAATTCAATCCAGTTGCTGCCGCAGGAATGCAGCGACATTGTCATTTGGGCAGCGGGCGAGTTGCAGGCGATGCAGCGCTCGCAACAAGATGTCTACGAGGAGTTCGTTTCTAAGCTTCAAGAGCGGCAGCGTGAAAGCCGTGGCGAGCTTGATATTCGTATTCCGTCCAAGTCCTCTTTCAACCGTTACTCGATCGATCTGGATGCCACGACGCGCGACCTTAACGAAGCTCGCGAGATGGCAACGGCGGTACTGGCGGGGCTTGACCATAATGACGGCGACGACATTACCAAATTCGTCGGCGAAGCTATCAAGGCGGCGGTTATGGCAACCCTGCGCGCTCAAAAAGGCAAGCTCAATCCAAAGTCGCTTTTAGAGCTTGCGAACACGATGCGCATGATCGCCATGGCACAAGCCACGTCTAGCACTCATCGCCAGAAGCTTGAGGCTGAGCTGACGGAGAAAACCAAGGAAGCCGTCAAGACAGTAGCAAAAGCCAAGGGTCTCACTTCCGACGCTGCAGATGAGATTCTGGATCAGATTCTTGGGGTGAGCAAATGAGTGCGCCGATCACACAAGAACAGTGGGCGGAAATCCGCAGGCTATCGAAAGATGCCGTACTGGAGAAGGTTGAGCGCCGCAAGGCGCTCTTGCCTTACCAGCAGCGCACTCTTTCGCTTTGCATGAGCGTTGCCGATTGTCCGGTGCTGTTTGTTGAGAAATCCCGCCGTATTGGTCTCACATGGGCATGTGCCGCTTATGCCGTCATTCGTGCGGCCCTCGCCCGCGATGCTGGCGGCATGGACTTTATGTATATTTCCTATTCTCAGGAAATGACCCGCGAGTTTATCGACGCCTGCGCGATGTGGGCGCGTCACTTTTCCCATGCAGCTTCCGAAATGGAAGAGTTTGTGTTTGACGACAGCGACAAGAATGGGGAGCGCTCTATTCAGGCGTTCCGCATCAAGTTTGCATCCGGCTTTGAAATCATCGGTCTTTCTTCAGCACCACGAACCCTGCGCGGCAAGCAGGGTGTCGTCATGATCGATGAAGCCGCCTTCGTTGATGATCTTGAGCAGCTCCTGAAAGCAGCGCTCGCATTTCTTATGTGGGGCGGTCAGGTCATTGTCTGTTCAACGCATGACGGTTTCGAAAACCACTTCAATGAGCAGATACAAGACATTCTTGCAAAAAAGCAGGATTACAAGCACCTACGCATCGACTTCGACGAAGCACTGCATGACGGTCTTTATGAGCGCATCTGCCTCGTAACCGGCAAAGAATGGTCTCCTGAAGGCGAAGCCGCGTGGCGCGCTCAGATCGTCAAGTTCTATGGATCGGGTGCAGACGAAGAGCTGTTCTGTATTCCATCACAGTCTTCCGGCGCATATCTGAGCCGCGCAATGATCACTGCCTGTATGAATGAGAGCATTGAGCTTGTCCGCTGGAAGCCGGTCGATGGCTTTGTCGACTTCCCGCTTGAACAGCGCACTGCCGAAGTGGATCGGTTTTGTCGTGAGAAGCTCTATCCGCATCTTGCCAAGATGGACCCGCTATTGCGCTCCGGCTTTGGTCAGGACTTTGGCCGATCGGGCGACGGCTCCTTCATTCATCCTTTTCAGGTCCAGTCCGACCTGAAGCTTTCGACGCCGTTCATGCTGGAGCTGCGCAACGTTCCGTTTGAAAGCCAGAAGCAAATTATATTCTGGCTTCAGAAGAAAATGCCGCGCTTTTTCCATGCGGCATTCGACGCCACCGGGAATGGCGCGTCTCATGCGGAAGCCGCGCGTCAGGAATGGGGAACGAACTACGTCTCAGAAATCAAGCTTTCACAGAGCTGGTACATGCTCAACATGCCGAAGATGAAAGCGGCCTTTGAGGATCGCGGCATTGAGATTGCCAAGCATGATGACGTGCTCGCGGACTTCCGCGCGGTCAAGATGACCAAGGGCATTGCGAAGGTTCCTGACAATGCCCGAACGATGGGCACTGACGGCTATGAGCGTCACGGCGAAGCGGCCATTGCTGGCGCACTTGTCATCTATGCCAGCGAACAAGGCAGCGGCGAAATCGGTGGATCAACCACAGGCACCGAACGCCCCAGCTCTCAAATAACAGAAGATTTCAGCGGAAGTTTCGGCGGCGTTGAGGCGCGTGCTGATCTGTCCGGCTTTACAAGGATGTGACATGGCTGCTCCCGTAATTCCAGAGATCGCAACGGCACAGTCCGATCCATACGTTCCAAATTACACTGGCCTTCTCCAGCCAACGGATGAGGTGCTGGCGAGCCGTGGCGGCGCATCGGCCATCAAGATTTATGATGAAATCCGGCGCGATCCGCATGCTTTTGCGATCCTGCAGAAGCTGAAACTGGAAGTGGTTTCGCGCGAATGGAAGGTTACACCGGCCTCTGAAAGCCGTTTGGACAAAAAGGCTGCAGCCGAAGTCGAACGGCAGTTGAAGGCGATCAACTTCGATCGACTAACAAGAGGACTTCTCGGCGCAGTTCTGAAGGGCTTCTCGGTTGCCGAGGTTCTATGGTCATCGACAGCGCTCGGTTGGGAAGCCAGTGCGGTTAAAGTCAGGAAGCAACGCCGGTTCCGCTTCACTGTTGAAGGAAGCTTACGCATTCTTACGCGTTCCAATTCGATGGATGGCGAAGCCGTTCCAGAGCGTAAGTTTATTGTGCATCGCCATACAATCGACGATGACGACGACGATCCTTATGGCGTTGGTCTTGGGTCTGTTCTTTTCTGGCCTGCGTGGTTCAAACGTCAGGTTTTGGCCCATTGGCTGCGCGGCACAGAAAAACACGCCACGCCAACCACTGTCATGAAGTATGAAGGCAGTTTCGACGAAAAACGCCAAGCCCAGCTTACCGGCGTTCTACGCCAGATGGCGAATGATACAGGCCTTGTCATCCCAACGACTGTAACGGCTGAGCTGCTTGAATCGAAGAATGCCGGTGGCGGCGACTTCTTTGAGAAGCTGGCCCGCTATCTCGACGAGCTGATGAGTGAAGCCGTTCTTGGCGAAACCCTAACAACCAATTCCGGTGAGCGTGGCGCTCGATCGCTTGGCGAAATTCATAATGAAATCCGCATTGCGATCGCCAAAGCCGCATCTGATCTCGTTTGCGAAACCATCCGCGACACTCTGGTCCGCTGGATTATCGAACTGAACTATCCCGGCGCTGGCCTGCCGGAAGTGTGGCGCGACTTCTCGGAAACCGAAGACCTGGACAAAAAGGTCGAGCGCGATCAGAAGCTGCACGAGATGGGCTATGAGCCAGCCGATCCGGATTATATGAGCGACACTTACGGTGCTGAGTGGATCAAGAAGCAGCATGCTACGCCGGAGCCTGTTGATCCAGACAAAAAGCCGTCGATCATGGATAATCTTGAATTTGCTGAAAATCCCAACAACGTTTCAAAGCGTGGTGAAACGGCCGTTAAAGAGCTTTCAGAGCAGCTTGGAAGCGCAGCTCAACCCGCTATCGACGCCATGATCGAAGCTGTCCGCACAGAGTTTACCGAGGCGCAGGATTATGACGATCTGATCTTGCGGCTTGCCAGACTGTCGGCTGAGATGGGCGTCGAGGACCTCGCAACCGCAATGGAACAAGGTTCACTTCTGGCAATGTTGGAAGGTGTGGACAGCGCCAATGGCTAATCAAGTCCGGTTCGAAGAGGCAATCAATTATCTGGCTGGCAAGGTCAATCTGCCGACGCGTCGGTCTGATGATCTTCGACACGGTGCGCATGTTCGCGGTTTTTCAGTCGCAGGCGTGACGCGTGACGACATGCTTTCTGACTTCCGATCAGCGATCGAGAAAGCACGATCGGAAGGCACCGGATATAATGAATTTCGCAAGGACTTCGACGACATCGTCAAGCGCTATGGCTGGCAGTATTTCTCCCACGGCAAAACCGAAGAAGAGCGGGCAGCTTGGCGCTCCAAGATCATTTTCACCACCAACATGCGCACGTCTTATATGGCCGGGCGCTGGAAGCAGATGACCGATCCGGATGTGATGCGGTATCGACCCTACCTGCAATATGTGCATTCCGGTTCGCAGCATCCGCGCAAGCTTCACCTGTCTTGGAATGGCCGCATCCTTCGTGCCGACGATCCGGCATGGCGTTATATGTTTCCGCCGAATGGCTGGGGCTGTTTCTGTGATGTGGATGCGCTGTCCGAACGCGACTTGAAAGGGCTCGGCAAGTCTGGCCCAGATGAGGCTCCTGACCTCACACCATATGAAGATACAGACCCGCGCACCGGACAGACGGAAATGCGCATCCCCGGCATTGATCGGGGCTGGGAATATAATGTCGGCCAAGAATGGCAACATGGAATGGTGCCGCTTGAACTGCGCGAACCTCTCAAACCGTTCGGCGCTCCGGTCGCTCCCAAACAGTTGCCGTCTCTACCAAAGCCAGCTCATGCACTGGCTGAGGACTTACTCCATCCGGACCTTGAGCCGGAAAACTATGTAACCGCTTTCATGGGCCGGTTTGGCCTTCAGGCCGACGAACCTGCTTATTATCGAGATGCGTCTGGCGGCATAATCACAATCGGGCGCTCTATGTTTGAACAACGTCAGCCTGACGGCACGGTCGTTGGCCTCAAAAGCGGCAAGCGGGGACGCGGCCAGTTTGCGATCTTTCTGGCAGATGCGATCCAGTCGCCGGATGAAATCTGGGTCGATTGGGCCGAGGTGAAGTCAGGCATTGTTTTGCGCCGCGCCTATCTCAAGCGCATCGTGCTGGATGACGGTCGCAGCTTGTTTGTTCGCTTTGAATGGACCAAGTCCGGATGGGTCGCGATCACCGGCTTCGATACCGACGATAGTTACATTGAGAACTATCGGAAAGGTGCGCTGCTCTATCGCAAAGAATAAAGGCGCGTATTCCGGTACGCGCCTATGTTGGAGATCTACGGAGGGCACCGGAATGCCTCGATCCGCCAACAGAAGAACTTTAGCATGTCGATGGCCTGAGAACAACGGAAACCAGAATGACTGGCACCAGCATTATCGTCGATGACGACAGCGTCACCGGAGCACTTCAACGTCTTTATGATGCGGCAGGCAACCTAGCCCCTGCGCTTAAGAACATTGGCGAATATGAAACCCGCGTCACCAAACGCCGCTTCATTGATGAGAAAGACCCGGAAGGCACACCGTGGCAAGACCTTCACCCGCTTTATGCCAAAACCAAAAAAGGTCCCGGCAAGCTTCGCGGCGAAACCCGTTCGCTATCCGAGATCGTTTATCAGGTAGCATCGGACAGCGTGGAAATCGGCTCTAACGTCATCTATGCTCGGGTGCATAATGAAGGTGCTGTTATCAAGCCTAAGAATGCGGCGGCACTGGTCTTTTCCATGGGTGGACAGACATTCATGGTACAGTCTGTCAAAATCCCCAAGCGTCAATTCCTCGGCATCAGTGAGGCCGACAAGGAAGAGATCGAAGCGATCGTGCGGGATCATTTCGAGGATGCTGTAGGTACTGGTCAACCGGATTGATTTTAAGGGCCACAGAACGCGATCATTGCCTTTTCTGACCCGATGGGCGTAAATGGGTGCAGATGCGCGCCCAAGGCCTTCAAGCAGCCTTCAAATTTCATCCTTCTTTATATTGCCCCTTCCGATATGCCGCGCTATCCATCCGATAGTCAGGAGCTGGGTTGCGGGTGGTAATTTCACATCCATGACCATTGAGCATGTCCGCCCTTAGATGGCGGCATGAAACCTTTTGAAATCTTCCGCATCGGCACCCATACGACAGCCAAGGGTAAGACCATTACCTTCGCTGAGAGCGATCTTGCCGATATCGCTGCGAGCTATGATCCGGCGCTTCATCATGCGCCGATCGTTGTTGGCCATCCAAAGCAGGATGGCCCTGCATATGGCTGGATCAAAGCCATTGCCGTCCGTGATGGACGCATCGTGGCTGAGCCGGAGCAAATCAACACAGCATTTTCCGAATTGGTACGTGAAGGCAGCTTTAAGAAGGTTTCAGCCGGTCTTTACCATCCAGACGAGAAATCGAACCCGACACCGGGCAAATATCATCTGCGCCATGTCGGCTTTCTCGGAGCCGAACCGCCAGCCATCAAAGGTCTGAAGCCGATCGAGTTTGCCGAAGGCGAACTTGATATCGAACTCGAATTCTCGGAATGGCGCACTTCGTGGGCGCTCGACAATGTCGGTCGCATCTTCCGCGCAATCCGCGATTTCATCATTGAGACCAAGGATATTGAGACGGCGGACAAGATTGTCCCGCAGTGGGACCTTGATCAGCTGGCACAGTCCGCAGCCGATCTCCGAGCTGACGCTCGCGTTGAGGAAGCGGCCCGCACCACGTTTTCCGAAAACCAAACCAAGGAAGAAGACATGAAAACCGCCGAACAGCGGCAGGCGGAGCTTGACGCCCGCGAAGCCTCAATCGCTCAGCGTGAAACCACGTTCTCCGAAGACCAGCGCAAGCAGCGTAATGCCGCCGACACCGCTTTTGTCGCTTCTGTCGTCGAAGCGGGTCGTTTGCCGATTGGTCTTCAGGATGCGGCGACCGCTCTTTTCTCTGAGCTTGAAGAAGAAGAAACGCTGACCTTCAGTGAAGGCGATCAGCAGGTGAAGAAGTCGCCACGCGCCGCCTTCCGCGATCTTCTGGAAAAGCTGCCTGTCCCCGTCACAACCGGAGAACTGGCGACCGGCGACGGTCCTGACTTCTCCGATCCGCACTACGTGCAGACCGCAATTGAAACCGAAATCCGCACAGCAGCTGAGAAAGGCGAGAAAATCTCACCTGCCACAGCCGCAATGCGCCTCAAGGCCACTCAGCGCTAAGGAGCGAGCATGAACCCGCATATCAAAACTTTTGTCGCGGCTGGCGCAATTGGCCACCGTCGCCTCGTCAAGTTCACTGCAAATGATGGTGAAGTTGCTCTGGCAACAGCTGCCACCGACAAAATTGCTGGTGTGACCGACTTTCCGTCCGGTGCCATGGCAGGTGACCGCATCGATGTCGTTCTCTTCGGCCCTGCTGAAGTTGTCGCTGGTGGCGCAATCACACCGGGCGGTGACTTCACGGCGGGTGCAGAAGGTGCAGCTGTCGCAGCTGCTCCGGCATCAGGCGCAAGTGCTGTCACAGCCGGTTTCGTCATGACGGCCGCAGCTTCGGGCGATTTCGTCCGTGCCTTCATCCAGCGCGGCAATCTCACCGCCGCGTAAATCCAGCTTTCAACCTCGTTTCAGGAGCCTCTAATGTCAGGCCAGCCATTTCCCGTCGATCCGGTTCTAGTCGGTATCGTTCAGGCTTACAGCAACACCGCACTGATCGCTGATCTGGTGTTGCCGCGTCTCACTCCTTTGCTGCCACGTGAGCAATTCAAATACTGGCAGTTCGACTTCAAACAGTTCATCACGAAGCATGACACCAAGGTCGGCCGCAAGTCCGAGCCAAATACTGTCGAGTTCAACGCCGAAGAAATTGAATCGCGCACTGAAGATTATGGCCTTGATGACATTGTGCCTGTTGCGGACAGTCAGAATGCGCCAGCTGGTTACGATCCCCGAGCCTTCGCCGCTCAAAAGCTGATCGATCTTGTTCTGCTCGATCGAGAAGTCCGTGTTGCAGACCGTGTTATGAACCCGGCAACTTATGGCGCTGAAAACAAGGAAGCCCTGACCGGCACTTCCAAGTGGAACCATGCGGACAGCAAGCCGATCATTGCGGTTGCTGAAGCTGCCGACAGCATGATCATGCGCCCGAACAATGCTGTGATGGGACGCGGTTCATGGACTGCATTGCGCACCAATCCGAGCGTGCTTCGTGCGCTGACACCATCGGGTGCGTCTGATGGTTATGCCAACAAGCGTGCGGTTGCTGACCTTCTGGAGCTTGATGAGATCATCGTCGGTGAAGGCTGGATCAATATTGCAAAGCCCGGTCAGCCCGCTCAGCGCCAGCGCGCTTGGGGCAACCACTGTGTTCTCTTCCACAAAGCAACGCTCGCAGACAGCGTTTCCGCTACGCCGACGTTTGGCTGGACGGCTCAGTTTGGCACTCGTGTTTCCGGCTCTATTCCAGAGCCAAAGATCGGCCTGCGCGGCTCGGATCGCGTCCGATCGGGTGAAAGCGTGAAGGAAGTGATTTCTGCACCTGAGCTTGGCTTCCTCTTCGAAGACGCCGCCTGACCTGACTTTTGAAAACGCTTCACCCGGCCTCTGGTCGGGTGTGGCTTCCCGCAACCAGCCAAAGGAACGAACCATGTTTCGACGATCTTTGCTCTTCGTAATCTCGCTTTCCACGTTCTGCATTTCCTATGCCGTCAGCTTCGTTGCTGCCCCACTTATGTATCTGCTGAAAACAAACGTGGCCCATTCGGTGTTCAACATCCTGTCTGCGATCAAGCTGATCGCCTTCCGCATCATTGAGCAGCTCAAGCCGGTCTATCGCCTCAGCTTCCTTACAGACGGTCGCAGCTTACTGCATCGACGTGTGTTCGCCTGACGCCGATCGGCGTCAAGATTTCCCCTCCCGGCTTCAACCGGGCGGGTTTTCCAGAAACTGCCGATCGGGCGGCTTCTGTAAAATCCGAGGAGACTGAAAATGGCTAAGCAGCCCAAAACCAATACGAATGCGCCAAAGGTTCCGGATGCCGAGCCAGTTGGTGATCCAGCACTCTTTAATACCGCCCAGAATGCTGTTCAGGGCGACCCCGACGCACAGACTGGCAATCCTCCCTTGTCATCTGATGCAGAGGCGACAGGTGTGGCCGCGCCTGTCGCCACCAGTTCCACCGATACCACAGAGAGCAGCGGCGCTGCTGCCGGAACGACTTCTGTCGAACTGGTGAAACCGCAGGAAGTGACCCAGCCGACGACAGTCATGGTGACTGGAGAGGATAAGGGTGCTTCCAGCCCCGAACCGGAAGCAGCGGGTTCGGGGACCACTTCCGAAGGCGGGATTTCTGAAGCGACAGCGCAGTCGATCCTCACGAAGGTGCTTGGCGTCGAGACTGCACCGGAAAAGCGCGAGTTCATTTTGTTGCGTGGGCCAGTTCGCCATAACAACGTCCGTTATGAGAACGGCAAGCCCATGGTCCTCACTGAAACCGAACACGCGGAACTGCACAAGACTTCGCGTGTCGACGAGTGGGATGAAGGCAAGGTTCTGGGCTGATCATGCCATACGCTTCGCTTGAAGACTTGCTGGAACGTGCTGGTGAAGACGAAATCCTCCAGATCGCAGACCGTGATCTGGATGGACAGGCTGATCCGGACGTAACCGAGGCGGCTCTGATCCATGCTGACAACACCGTCAACGGCTACGTCAGCGTGCAGTACAAGCTACCATTCACAGCTGTACCCGACCTCGTCCGGACATGGGCCATATCGATCGCGCGTTACTTCCTGCACCGTGACGGCGCTCCGGAACATGTTGTGCGTGACTGGAAAGAAGCGATCTCCTCTTTGAAGGATGTCGCAGCCGGTCGGCTCAAACTGCCAGTCGGACCAGATGAGCCAGCACCACAGCCGTCTTCGGGCAGCGATGTGAGCATCGTCGGGCCAGAGCCGGTGTTCTCAGCTGATAAGCTGAAAGGGTGGCTTTGATGCTTCAGGAGATCATCGACCGCCTCAAGTCCCATGCGCCTGTGCTCGCTGACGTGCGCCCAGCTGAAGACATTGAGGCGATCACCAAAGGGACTGCTCCGCGATCCGGCACAGCTTTCGTTCTGCCTTATCGCGAACGAGCACAGGAAAACGAGAGGATGACTGGCGGACACCTTCAAGTCGTTGCGGTGCAGCTGCTCGTCGCTTTCGTCATTCGCCGCCACGATGATGCCAGTGGTGGCAAAAAGGCTGTTCTGTTCGATGAGGCCAAGGAAGCGATTGAAACCGCCTTGGCCGGTTGGGAGCCGCCGTCAGGCCAAGACCCGCTGTCACTGGTTTCCGCTCAAGCAGCTCCGATGGGAAATGGCGTCACCGTCTATGTGCAGACGTGGGAAACGTCGCGCTTTTTGGAAGGGAAATCCTGATGAGCAATCCAATTCGTGGCGGACACTATGTCCGCGATCCCAAAACAGGTGCGCTGAGCCGTGCCGATGAAACTATGCCGCCTGCAGCACAGCCTGAAGCGGAAAAGAGCGAAATCCAAACCGAAGCGGTCACGCCCGCCTCGATAAAGAAAGGCAAGTAACATGGCGCGCAGATGGAACAAGCTCGCAATGCTCTTCAAGCTGGAGGCAACTTACGGCACCGATGCCGCTCCAGTTGCTGCCAACGCCATTGTCGGCACAAATGTGACATTCACGCCGATTGAAGGTGAAGAAGTCAGCCGTGATCTTCTTTTGCCATACATGGGCAATCAGGGTGTTGTTCTGGCTGGCATTTATGCGCGGCTTGAATTTGAGGTCGAGGTAGCGGGGGCCGGTGCAGCTGGCGATGTCCCGGCTTATGGCTCTATTTTGCGCGCTGCCGGTATGGCCGAAACGGTCACGGCTGGCACTGATGTGACTTACACCATCATTGAAGATGACGTTGAATCAGGCTCGCTTTATTTCATCTCGGATAAAGTTCAGCACGTTCTTTTGGGCTGTCAGGCCAACATCGCACCATCTTTCGCACCGTCCGCTATTCCGCGTTTCCGTGTCACGGTTCTCGGACTTCTCGGAACGATCACCGATATTGCGGCGATGCCTGCGGTGACGATGGCCGACTGGATGACGCCGCTGACTGTCTCTAAGGCGAATACCACCTTATCGCTGCACGGTTGGAATGCAGTTGCGGAATCTGTTTCGGTTGATCTTGGCAACACGCTTACGCCACGCATGCTGATCGGCGAGGAACTTATTGCTGTCTCTGCCCGATCCTCAACGGGTACTGCCGTTGTAAAAGCCACGACGCTCGCAACTGTCAACTGGTTTCAGAAGGCACTCGACCGGACGCGAGGTGCGCTCTCCCTCATTCACGGGACGAAAGCGGGTAACACCGTCGAGATCGTGGCTCCAGCTGTTGAAATCGGCAAGCCAAGCCAGAGCCAGACAAACAACATCATCAATTACAGTCTTCCGCTCTCACTTTGTTCTGTCGACGGCATGGATGAGATGAAAATCATCGTCCGCTGATCGGGCTTTCTGAACGTCTTTAATTGCATTTTGAAGAGGCTTTAAACCGTGTTCAAATTCTCAACTAACATCACTTTCTGGTGGCCGGTCAAGGTCATCGAACCGCATCCTGACGAAGCAGGTAAATTCATCGAACATGAGTTCAAGGCCAAGTTTGAAATGCTGCCGCCTGATGAGGGCAAAGCATCGGCAAAAGCACGTCAGGCAATCGTCAGCAAGATCACTCCTGAGCTTTCGGATGAACAGGTCGAAGCCATTCAGACCGAACTGGATGAGCACGATCTCAGCCAGTTGCTGCGTATTCTTCGCGGCTGGGACAACATCCTTGATGCCGACGACAAGCCTATCAGCTTCAGTGAGGCCAATTTCCGCCTGCTCTATGGCTACCGGCATATCCGCAATGCATTTGTCCGCGCTTACATCGATGCGCTTTCCGAAGACAAGGCACGGCTGGGAAACTGAAAAGCGCGGCCCGCGCGTGGGCTTCGATCCGTGCCGGCCGCGCTGACCGCACTGAGGTCGCAACCGTGGATGACGCGGTTGCTTCAGATTTCACAAAGATGGGGTTTTCCGTCACGGCGACGGAAGTCGAAAAGCAGGGTGTTGAGATCATGCCGGTCAATCACGCGAGTTTCGATGCCTTTCTCGAATGTCAGACACAGTGGCAGGTGGCGGCAACGATGGCGGGTCTATTCTGGCAAGGTCTCAATTATCCCGCCGTTCGCCTCGTGCTCGATGACATTGAAGCACCAAAACACGTCTTTGCCGACATCCGTTTGATGGAGGCCGAGGCTCTCACCATCCTCAATGAGCGAGACGATTAATGGCCGGAAACACCGCCTATAAACTTGGTATTGTGATTTCGGCCGATGCTTCCTCGGTGAAGCCCGCTGCGGTTGAAACCAAGAACGAAATCGCTTCTATCGGTGAGGCTGCGACTGTCACCGAATCCAAGATGCAGCGCCTGATCGCCACTGCGACCGGCCTGCATTCGGGTGCCGCCAATTCTAATCAGCGCGCATGGATGGGCGCTTTGGCTGATGAAGGCATGGCGCTCGATCAGCTTCGCGCGAAATACAATCCAATGTTTGCGGTTATCCAGAATTACCGGGATGCCAAGGCGGAAATCCGCACTGCAAACGCAATGGGTGCATTGTCCGTCAATGAAATGACGGCTGCTCTGGGCCGGGAACGACAGGCAGCACTTGCATCTATCGACGTCATCAAGGGCCGCGCTTCAGCACTGAAATCAGTGAATGGGCAAAACTTCGCCGCCACCAACACGATGTTCCAGCTTCAGGACATTGGTGTCACCGCCGCGATGGGCATGAACCCCGCCATGATCGCTATGCAGCAGGGTACGCAGATTGCCGGTGGCATGGCTGGCATGAACCTGAAACAGGCAGGTTCGACCTTGGTCGGCGCATTCACGCAGCTGCTATCGCCGGTCTCATTCGCAACGGTCGCAGTAACTGGTCTGACCGCTGCCGCCATCCAATATGCCATGACGTGGACTGGCAATACCAAAAGCTTAAGCCAATCATTGGAACAGCACGAAAGCCAAATCAAAGCTCTTCGCGATGCTTATCAATATGCTGGAACGGGTGCTGAGGAATACTATCAACGTTTGAATGCCGGAAGCCGGTTCCTAGCCGCAGGTTCTCGAACAGAACTGGAAAAGCGCATCCGGACTGATACGGATACCATTCTAGGTCAGCTAGGGCGAATTTCGTCCGGTTCAATGTGGCAGGATGCATTCAACTTTGTTGGTGATGACGCACAGTGGATGGTCAATAGCCCATACAAGGAATTTGAAAAGGCTATCCTCCACCTTCAGAGAACCGCCAAAGATGGAAAGCCCGATATACTAGGCTTTCGCGAGTTGGTCGAAGACCGCTGGCATCTTGATCCAAACAATAAGTCACTTAGGGAAACAGCTAAAGAGCTGCTTGATCTTGGACCGGCAGCTTTGCAGGCAGCAATCCAGTTGGAGCGGCTGAGAGAAGCTCGTGCGAAGTTTGTTGAGAGCGAAGAACGTCGACGTAGCAGTTCTTACATGGACGGCAATACCAGTCTTCTGAGCATCGCAAGCCTGCAGAAATCAGACAGGCGACAGGTCGCCGAAAACTACGCCACTGCGCGGGGCAATGCATCTAACCGTGAAGAACGCGACGACGCTTTGCGACAGCGGGACGATGCTCTTGCACGCATCAATGCGCAGGAAGCACGCCAAATTCAGTTGGCTCAGATCGACATCCAGCTTCTGACCGTTCGCGATCCTCTCACTCGCGCCCAGTTGGCGGCGGAACGTGAGCGTATCGAGCTTCAAGCGGTGAACATTAGCGCCGCTGAAGCTCAAAACCGTGTCGAACAGGTCCGTAATCAGGTTATGGCGGAAGCGTTGGCTCAATCTTCGGGCCAGTTCATCGACATGCGCGCAGAAATCGATGCGCGGAAAAGTGTCACCGATGCCATCATCGCAGGCACAATCAGTTCAAGCGATGCCCAAACTTACTTGCAGGCAGAGGCCGCACTTCGACCGCTGATCGCTGCCGCTGCGCGCGCTGAAGGGGAGGAAAAGCAAAAGCTTCTGTCGATCATCGGTCAAATGAAGGCTGGTTATAAGGAATTGGCCGAAGAACAACGGCGGGCAAATGCCGTTGAAATGATCCAGAATCAGAAGGATATCGCCACAGAACTGCAACTGGAGCTTTCCCTCATCAGTTCGGGGGAGCTGGTACGTCGTCGCGCGTTATCGGCGCTGCAGGCTGAACAGGATTTGAAACGTCAGGGAATAGCTGTCGAAAGCGAGCTAGGCAAACTCTACCGTCAGAATGCTCAGGCGCTAACGGAAGCCAGCATCACGCTGGAACGCCAAACCGATGCTTGGTCACGCTATCAGTCTGCAGGCGAGAATGCGATTGACGGGATTTTCGACGCCCTTGGAAATGGCGATTACAAAGATGCTCTGAAAAGCATTGGACTTGAGATCACACGCACGTTCACTGATCTCGCCGTTAAGAACCCACTCAAGAACGCGCTTTTCGGTTCGAACCTTGGGACGCTGGACGATTTGCTGTCGCCCAAATCCAGCAGCGGTCTTCTGTCGGGCATCCTCGGCGGTCAGTCTGTTGGCGCGATGAACGTGCAGGCCGCTGTCGTCAACATTGGCGGCGTCGGGCTTGGCGGCACGGACGGCCTTCTTAATAATGTCTCTCGCATGTTTGGTGCCGCAAACTCCAACGTGCCGGGCACTGGCCTTGGTATGTCGCAGTATGCGTCTGCAATAAAGCTCATCGAAAGCGCTGGCAGCGGCGGATATAGTGCGCTTGGTCCAATAACGGCAAATGGTGACCGTGCATATGGCGCTTATCAGGTCATGGGAGCGAACATCCCTTCATGGACGAAAAGTGCTCTCGGCTTTTCTATGTCCCCACAGGATTATCTGAAATCATCGTCTGCGCAGGATGCTGTCTTCAGCAAAGTTTTTGGCGGCTATGTCGACAAGTATGGCGCGAGCGGTGCCGCACAGGCTTGGTTTGGTGGTCCGGGTTCAGTCGGCCGTGGCGGCGGCGTTGCGGACATGCTTGGAACCACTGGCACCGACTACGTCAACAAGTTCAACAATGCTCTTGGTCAAGTGACTGCCACAGCCGGGAGCACTAGCAATACCCTGACGGGTTTCGCCTCAAATGTTGGCACCGCTGGCAGCGGCCTCAATCAGCTTGGCTCTGGTTTCAACAGTTTCGGTCAACAGCTTTCCAGCATGTCTTTGGGCGGCGGTGGCTTCAGCTTCAATATGGGTTCCCTCTTTCCCGGCGCAGGCGGCTTTCAAAGTCAACAGCTTGCAAATGCGATCGCATCCGGCATTCCCGGCCTGTGGTCGTCAGGTGGCTATACGGGTCCGGGCGCAGTTGATGAACCCAAGGGCATCGTTCATGCCGGTGAAGTTGTCTGGTCACAACGCGATATTGCTCGCGCTGGCGGCGTCCATGTGGTCGAAGGTATGCGTCTCGGCCGTCGCGGCTATTCGAACGGTGGCATTGTCGCTGATGTCGCGCCTTCACCTATCGCCCGCTTTAACGGTCCTTCAGCCAATCAATCCTCAGCGATGGCAATGCGGCCATCGCTCACGGTGCATCAGGATTTGCGCGGATCGAGCGGCGAGGATGTCGAAGAGAAAGCCTACCGTGGAGCCCAGCGCGCGTTAGAGGAATACGATAACAACCTGCCAGACCGCCTTCAGCAGATCAACGAACAGCCGAGGTGGCGCTGATGAGTATCCTTCCTTTGTCAGCTGTCTACGATCACCTGCCGATCAGAACCTGCACTTTCACAATTGAGCGCGGCGACGAAACCGACGAGTTGGGCGGCGGCGACTTCTGGCAGGCTGAATTGGTGAAGCCTAAATGGGTTGCCGAACTAACATTAGGCACAGGCAGACATCAGGAACTGAAACAAGCTGCCGCTCGCATCCGTGCGCTCGACGGCGCACGTCAGGCGTTTCTGATGTGCGATCCGATCAGCCTTTATCCTTACGCAGATCCGCGCGGCATCATCTTCGGTAATTCGGTCGTTAGCATTCGGGAAATCGGCGCGGATCGTGTGACTGCGCGCATGAGAGGCTTTAAGCCAGGTTATATTCTAACGGTCGGTGACAAGCTCCAGATCACCTACAGCAACGGGCAGCAACACGCATTTGTGGAAGTGACTGCGACGGTTGCGGCAACCTCGGCCGGAAACCTTGATGCGCCGATTTTTCCGCGTCTGCCTATGCTTGTTGGTGCGACCAATCCCGTTGTTGTCATTCGTCCAGCTTGCCCGGTTGTTGTCGTTCCTTCGAGCCACAATCCCGGCACGGCGCGCAACACCGTCACCGATGGCGCATCCATCAAGCTTATCCAGAAATCGAGGGTGCGGCCATGAGAGCAGCAACAAGCGCCTTTGTCGATCAGCTGAACGATGCGCCTGCTGCCGGTCTCATTCCGCGTCAGGCCCTGTGGTTTACCGTGAAGGAACGCGGGACCGGCAATCGTCGCGAGATCGGCATCTGGTCGGGCGATGAAGATTTGAACCTGACCGTATATAGCGGCACGGATGGTTCGCTGATTTCCCGGCCATATTATGCTGATGTCCTGACAAAGGTCAGCGATATCCCGCGTGTTTCGGACTTCACCGTACAGACCGTCACGATTGATCTGTCGCAGATTGCCGATGCCGCGACCAAGCTGGTTCGCGAATACGATGCGCGCCTCGGCAGCGTGGAAATCCACGACATTCTGATCAATCCGGAAACCGGCGACCAGATCGGACCCGGCCTGATCAGCTTCCTCGGCATGATTGATGGCGCGCCTATCAAGACGCCGCGCAAGGGCGGCACCGGCTCAATCAAGATCAAGACCGTTTCCGAGGTCATGGCGATGCTGACCCGAACCAATCCGCGCAAGTCATCCTATGAAGGCCAGAAAATTCGCGGCGGTGACGAATGGGGCAAATGGTCCTCGACGGTCTCCGCTTGGAAAGTTCCATGGGGCGAGAAAAAGGCGCAGTTGAACAAGTTTGTTGGGAGGTTTTTGAAATGAAGGCACTCCAGCGCCGTCACGATTGGCGGGAACATTTCGAGCGCGCGATTGATGAAATCCACGCCACGCCCTTTGAATGGGGCATTCATGATTGCGGACCTTCACTGGCCGGTCGTCTGGTTGAGGCGCTCACTGGCGAAGATATGTGCGCGGAATATCGCGGCACCTATCACGATGCGCTGAGCGCTGCCCGCGTCATCCGTGATGCCGGTTTCTCGTCGTTAGGCGAGATGGTCGCCTCCATCCTTCCACAAGCGCATCCAAGCGAAGGCCGTATTGGTGATATCGCAGCCATTGAGGTTGAAGGACCGATTGGTCACGCGCTCGGCGTGGTCAATGGCGAGCGCATTTATGTGCTGACCGAAAGTCGCATCGGCACGGTCGATCTGCTTGAAGCCAAAATGATTTTTAAAGTGGGTTGAAGGCATGTTTTTAGCAGCTCTCACGCTCATTATTATATTGACGGCGACACCAGCCGAGGCCGCTCCTGTCGTGGGTGCCATTATCGGCTTCGGCATCAAGCTTGCTGGCGCGCTCGGCCCCCTGTTGTTCAAAGCTGCTTTTGCAATCGGCTCAAGCCTGTTGCAGCAATACCTCCAGAAAAAGGCACAGAAGAAATCTCAGGTCTCTGGCATCACGCTGGAACTGAAGATGGGCGATGATCTGCCGCTTGCCTTTCCGATTGGCGAGCGCGGTGTTGCCGGTCGGCGCAAATATGCAGGCACGCACGGCAAGGATGGCGAAACGCCTAACGCCTACGCTGTCGATGTGATCGAGATTTCCTCGTTGCCGTCTTTTGCTGGTCCGCAGGGCATTGAGAGCCTTTGGATCGATGATCAGCTCGCAACCATTCTCTGGAATGAGCCGCATTCGGATGGTCGCGGTTTCCCGATCAAGGAGTTTCGGAAGGACGGCAAGGATAACGTCTGGGTTTCTTACATGGATGGCTCGCAAACAGCCGCCAATCCATATCTTCTATCGAAGTTCGGTGCTGATCCTGAACGTCCAATCACAACCAATATGATCGGACGTGGCTGTCAGGTGGTCATTGTTACGACCCGCCTCAATCGCGAGCTTCAACTCGGTGGCTCACTTCCGGCCGTGATCGTTGAGCCGAAACCGATGCGATTCTATGATCTGCGTTTCGACAGCACCAATGGCGGCAATGGTCCGCAGCGCTGGACCGATCCGTCGACGTGGCTTCCGACACGCAATCCGGCCGTCATTATCTACAACATCATTCGCGGCATCTATTATGGAGGCGAGTGGGTTTACGGCGGTCAGAACATTTCTGCTTTCCGTCTGCCTGCAACTTCATGGATTGCGGCTGCGAATGAATGCGACCGTCAGGTCATGGGCGACAACGGTTTGGAGCCGCAATTCCGTTGCGGTTATGAAATCTACACCGACGTAGAGCCGCTGGAAGTCATTGAAGAACTACGTCTTGCCTGCCTCGGCCGTCTGGTTGAAGTCGGCGGCATGATCAAGCTTCAGGTCGGCGCGCCGGGATCAGCCGTCTACTTCATTGATGACGACAGCATTGTCGTTAGCCGTGATCAGGACCTTGATCCGTTTCCGTCGATTTCCAACACCAACAACGGGATTTCCGCGACGTATCCGGAGCGCGCCGAGCGCTGGACGATGAAGGATGCGCCAGAGCGCCGCGATCTGGAACTGGAGCGCGAGGACGGCGACCGTTCGTTGCCGCAAGACGTGTCATTTGAAGCTGTGCCATTCTCCGGTCAGGTTCAGCGCTCAACAAAAACGCTCGTAGAGGAAAACAGGCGATTTGTGACGCACGTCTTCTATCTGCCGCCTTCAGCTTGGGTGCTGGAGCCGAGCGTTGATGTGATTTCGTGGACTTCCGTGCGCAATGGCTATGTGAACAAGAAGTTCATTGCGACCCGCGCTGTTGGCAGTCCGGGCATGGTGCAACAGGTCGTGCTGCGCGAGCTGGAGCCGAGTGACTACACCCCGCCGTCAATCATCCTTCCGCCTGTCGTGGGCTGGCTTGGACCAATTACAGCGCCGCCACAGCCTATGTATGGTTGGGGTGCTGAAGCGGCTGTTCTAAACGATGACCTCGGCCGACCACGCCGCCCGACCGTGCGCGTTCGCTGTTCGCCGGATCAGGATGATGTGACGCATGTTCACGTCCAGCTGCGCATTCGCGGCTCAGGCGAGAACCTTTTCGATAGCGATAGCACACCCTATGGTCAGCCGTACTCTTGGCTTATTCAGGCCAATCTGCCCGCCAAAACGTGGGTGCAGGTGCGCGGCAAATATGTACCTGGTCATTATCGGGAAACCGATTGGAGCGAGTGGATCGACGTTCAAACCGACGATATCCGCTTTGGCCCGCTCGACATTTACAAGTTTGATATCGAAAGCTTCAACAGCGATCTGACTGAAATGTGGAAGGACCAGAACGGCTCCATCCAGTACGTAATTGATGAACAAGACCGCATCAGCAAGATCATTGCCGACATCGGCGCTCATGGTTCAATGCAGATCGGCGAAATGCGCCGTGAAGTTGCCGTTCAGAACGGAAAAATCAAAGCTTCGTTCAAAGAGCAGATTTTTGCCGCTGTCGGTCCCGGCTCGGCAATCGTCTCGCGCATCGAGCAGATGGAAATCACAGTCAACGACACGGTGTTGACGGCCGTCAACTCCATGCAGCTCAAATACGACGAACTGAATGGTAAGATCGAAGCGTCTGGCACCTTGATCCAAGGCGTCAGTGTTCAGGTCGGTAAGTTTTCGGCTGGAGGCATGTTCCGCACCTATGTGGAGGCCAATGAGAGCGGATCGACTTCGCGCATCGGCATCAGCACATCAGCATCGGATGGGGATGTGACCGCACCGGCTGCATTGTTCATCGAGTCGTTCAACGGCAAAGGCCGCGTCATTATTGATGCGGATGGCTTCTATGTCACCAATCGCGCCAAGCGTCAGCAGCCCATGGCATTCATTGACGGTGAGTTGACACTGCAAATCCTGAATGTCGGCTATTTCCGTGCGGGTATTGGTGAAGCTTGGGACAGTCGGTTCAAGATCAATTTTGGCGTCGGCAGCATTGAGTGGTTCCAATGATGAATGTCGGCTTCCTCAAGGACGTTTACGGCATCAAACGGCTGCGCATCGTGCGGCCGGGATATGACGCGAACAATCTCAATCTGCCGGTCAATGCAGTCGTATTCGACAGCGTGTTTCCGTCACATCTGGCGATCTATGACAGCGGCATTGCAACCGTTTCAGCGGCTGGAAACAATCAAAGGGTCGTTGCATGGGCCAATCCCGGTTACGTCCCGATGACAATCCTGATGGTCAAAGCCGCTGACAGTGGCTGGTGGTATTCGGTCGTTCCTTGGACCAGCAATAACCCGGTAGCCCGCATTCGTGCCGATGGCGTCTATATCTCGACCGGATCATTCAATCTGCCGGTCCATGTCGCTTACTTTGCATTCAGGGTGGCGGGATGATCAAGCGCGGCAAACTCAATCTCGGTGCCGGTGTGTTCCGGATATCTGCGCCAAACATCGATGTCGATACGGCAACGCAGGAACAGCTGCTGCTCGATGAGCGGTTGCTATATCCGCAAGTCATCCAGAGTATTTATGTGCCGTTCATCGTGGGCCAGAACCAGCAGATCATTCCTATTGTGAACCTTGGCTTTGTTCCTAAGCTTTATGCCTATGCCCGCTATTCAGGTGAGGATAATCGCGCCTATCCGGCCAAGGCCTATTACATCAGCACAGGCGGCGACAATTCTAGCAGCCAGAACCATTTCTTTGTCGGCTGCGATGCCGCCAATATCTACATCGACTTTCCCACGCCAACCTTTCTGCGCGGCGCGCAAATCATCACGATGAGGCCGTGAGATGACCAGAGCGCGCCTTAGCAAAGACGGATTGTTTATGGCCAAGCCCGGTCGCCAGATTGAGGAAGGCGAAACCGCGCTCGCGTTTTCCCCTAACGGTGCGCAACAGCCAATCTACGATAAGGGCATTGTACCGTTTCAGGCCTTCAATCAGGGCGGATCACGCGCAAACGCCTACAATCGGGCGGTCGTCTATTTCGCCACGCCATTCGGTACGCCGCCGCTTTGCTACTGCATGGGCATCCTTGCGGGTAGCGAAGCGGGCGCGCGCGAACCGGCTTTCACCATGTGGATCGGTCTCGACGGCAACACGGTTTTCCGTGAGCCAATGATCTGGTGGCAAAGCTTCACAACCGCACTCTTTATCTACAGCCGATGGGGATTGGCCGACCTGCCGTCCGCATCCTTCGTCATCACCTACAACGAGGCATCATGATTATCGTCTATGACGTTCACGGCCGCATCTTGTGGATTTCGACAAATGCCGATGTCGAAGCCTATACCGCCAATCTGCGCGATCAGGGTTATCGCTATCTGGTTTATGAAGTCGATGCCGATCCCGTAGACGTTGCCGTCGGTTTCTATGTTCTGGATGGAAGCCTGACAGAACGACCGCAAGCTGCAATCTCCAGCCTTGAAATTCAGGCGGATGGCGAGGATACCGCCATCATTACCGGCATTCCGGAAGGCGTATCCGTCTCCATTGATGATGAGCCATATGAGGTTTCGGGCGGATCGTTAGAGTTTACGGCCGACGATCCCGGCACCTTCCGCATTGCGATTGATGCTTGGCCTCTGATGCCCTTTGAAGCGGAGGTAAAGGCGCTTTGAAGATCGCTCTCAAAAAAGACATGGCGAAAGAACGGGTGATTGCGCGCGAGCAGCTCGACAATCATTTCGCCATGCGCATCCGCACAGCCATCGGCCCGAAGGGCGAGCTTTATGCCGTTAAATATGCCGCTGCACTCGCAGTCTCTAACGGGCATGCATCGCCTTTGATTACGTCACCGGCTGAGGCGGATGCCGTCATCCAGAAGAACCATGAAATGCAAAACCGGCTGGCTTCGATCGAAGCTGACCGGCAGGCCATTCAAGCCGAGATCGATAGCGCACGTACTGCCCGCGAGATCGAGGCAATCCTTGAACGTATAGCCAGCGAGGGAACGCTATGACCGACGAAATGAAGCCAGATACCGGAGAAGCGCCGGGCCGCATCACCATTGCTCCAATGGCGGGCTGGAATGAGGCCGAAGGTCTGGTCGGCTATTATAAAGAACGCAATCTGATCCTCGCCAATGAGGTTTATTCGCTTCAGGGGGCGATTAAGCAGGCGGAAAAGGACAAAGCGGACCTTGAGCAGAAGCATAAGGAGGAGATCGCGCGTCTGAATAAGGACCGCGACCAGCTTATGGCTGACCTTCAGAAAGCAGGCGCTGCATCCGTACCGGCTCCGGTCGCCAGCACCGCGCCTATCGCCACTCCCAAGATGAACAAGGTGAAGTAGCATGGCAACGAAGGGCAGATATCGTCCGGACTGGACTATTGGCACGCTGACACTTGTCGAAGGCGAAAAGGAATTCACGACCACCGGCAGCGCGCTTGAGGTCGCGGGTATTCAACCGGGGGACAGCATCATCACGGCCAGTGGCCTAACGCTGATCATTGAAAGCATCACCGGACAGAACTCCGGAACGCTTATGCATCCATGTTCGATGATCGCGGCCGGAGCTGATCAGCCGCTTCGCATTCGATACCAGCCGGAAGGTTCGCGCCTAGCCGGTATGGCTGCGAGCCTGTTTCAGCGGATGGGAAGCGGTGCTTTGTATTCGCTGGGAGAACTGGAAGGCGAAGAGGGCCAGTTTCTACGCTTCCTCGCTCCCGGAGTGTTGGAAGCTGTGGCAGGCGAAAATCTGGGTTCACTGGCAGCACTCGAACTGGTCAAAAATAATGTCCTCGGCGTCGATAATGACGGCAAGTTGACGATGATGCCGCGAGAAAAGGCACTGCTTTATGGGGCAGCACAAACGCTGACGCCAGCTGAACGCGGCCAAGCGGTTGCTAATATTGGTGCCGGAGTTTTGGCAGGCTTCCGCAATAAGATCATCAATGGTGGTTTTGATATCTGGCAACGCGGAACGGTATTTTCTTATCCGGGGAATAGCTTGTTTCTAGCAGATAGATGGAGAATAGCTTTTGACGTTCCCGGAGTATTCAATGTGGTTAGAGGCGATGCGGGCGCTATAACTTTACGTGGTTCTCCAAATTACTATCTCGCATGGGTGCAAACAGACGGACCCCCAGCGCAATTTAGAGCACTTATGCATCGTGTTGAAGGTGTTGAAACGCTTGCCGGTAAAACGGCAACTTTCACCTTAACTGGATGGTGCGATATCGACCGTACTCTAACAGTTGAATTCCGTCAGCATTTTGGTGATGGCGGAAGCCCTCTTGTGACAACTGGACATGTACCTTTTTCTTTAAAGACCACCCCTTCAACAACGTCTGTCGTTGTTGATATTCCTCCTATTACCGGCAAAACTAGAGGAACAGGTGCGAACTTCTTAGAAATAGTAATTTACATGCCTGCAAGTGGCGCTTTCACCACTAATTTAGCAAGAATTTCTCTTGTTGAAGGCGATGCAAGGGAAGAAGAAGACCCGTTTTCGCCACGTCATATTGCTTTAGAAACAATGCTATGTGAACGATATGCACGATCTATTAAAGTGCGTGCTCTTGAGAGTGCGCAATTTGCTGGATGGTGGGTGCAAGCAGCGAGTGCGTACCCTAAGATGCGAACACAGCCAACATATTCAACATTCGTGGAATATGCAGGTGGTGTGAATTTACCTCTTCAAGAAGACAATGCAGAAAATGGCTTTCTTTCTTTAAGGACACAAGCCAGTGCCGCCGGTGCTGCTGAATTTCTGGCTCGTGCCTTTTTAGAAGCGGAGCTTTAGAATGATCAATAGCGCAAAATATACCGAACGCGGCTCAATCCTCTCCGTCATTGATGAGGTGGAAATGACGGTTCATGACGATATGGAGAACCGCCACCGCATCTTGATTGCCGAATGGGAAGCTAAGGGAAATCAGATTGAACCCTATGCCCCTCCGGCTCCTGATTTTCCCGCATATGCCGCACAAAAGCGCTGGGAAAAGGAAGTCGGCGGCATCTTGGTGAATGGCCTGACGGTATCCACGGATGACCGCTCCAAGACCATGATCTCCGGCGCTCGCGTGGCCGCTCAGAACGATCCCACTTTCTCGACGCAATGGAAGTCATCGGACGGCACATTCGCAACCATCAATGCAGCGGCCGTGATTGCGATCAGCGATGCGATGCTGTCGCACGTGTCTGATTGCTTCGCTATTGAGGCGAAGGTGCTGGCCGAGATCGATGCCGGGACTATTTCATCCATTGAGCAGATCGACGCGGCATTTGCCTGAAGGGAAAGAAGATGGACCCGCAATTAGGAACCAGATGGCGGCACAAGCGAACAGGCAAGGAATGCCTCGTCGTTCGTACTGACACCGAAAACTTGGCGTCACGCTGCAAGAACGGCCAGACCGCCTATCTTTGGGGCTGGCGCGATGCGCGGGATGCTTACTCTCTGATCGCTCCATATGAGCCGATGAAAAGCAACGAAGCGTCGACCTACATGCGCATTCCGCTAACGGTCGTCATGGAAGACGACACCGAGCGCTTTGGCCTGATCGTACTTTATCAGGACCAGAACGATAATCGCCTTTGGGCGAGCTACGCCGATGAATTTCTCGACGGTCGGTTTGAAAAGCTGAGCGATTGAGACGCTGGAGGCGTCCGCGCCTCCGGCAAGTAGGGACGGCCACGTTAATTCGTGGCGGCGGGTAATCCGGCAAAGAACATCCCGCCCGACAGTACAAAAGCATAACCGCCGCATCCTGATGCCCATAAGGGCCAGAGCCATGTGGCAGATTCGTTAGAATGAGTCATGACCTTGCAGACTGAATATCGCCGCATCGATCCTGTTTCTCCTCCAGCTGCTTACATTGGCGGTAAACGCCAGCTCGCAAAGCGCCTTTGCGCTAAGATCGAAGCCACACCGCACGCACTCTATGCTGAACCGTTTGTCGGCATGGGTGGCGTGTTCTTCAGGCGCACATCAGCCCCAAAGGCTGAGTTCATCAATGATCGCTCAAGGGACGTGGCTAATCTGTTTCGTATCCTTCAGCGCCATTACCCGCAGCTTATGGACACGTTGCGCTACCAGATCACCAGCCGGGCAGACTTCGACCGCCTGACCTCAACCGATCCCGACAACTTGACCGACCTCGAACGCGCAGCCCGATTCCTTTATCTTCAGCGCCTGACGTTCGGCGGAAAGGTTTCTGGCCGTTCCTTCGGTATCAATTACAGCGGCTCTTCGCGCTTCAACCTCAACACGCTTCCGGCCATGTTGCAGGAAATCCATGAGCGCCTCGCTTCTGTCGTAATCGAAAACCTGAACTGGCCAGACTTCATTGATCGCTACGACCGGCCCGAAACACTGTTCTATCTCGATCCTCCTTATTGGGGGACTGAAGACTGTTACGGCAAAGAGATGTTCGGTCGGGATCAGTTTGAGGTACTGGCCGAGCGTCTCGGCCGCATCAAGGGCCGGTTCATATTCTCGATCAACGATGTGCCAGCGATACGCTCGATCTTTTCAGCCTTCGACATTGAGGACGTCTCGCTTACCTACAGTGTCGCTGGTGGTAAAGGGAAGCCGGTGCGGGAATTGATCATCAGCGGTCCAAACTAATCGCCAGATGGCAATAACGGTACGCGGATTTGCCATTGCCAGCTGTATCGCCGCCGCTTAGCTTCATGCCGTTTTAGGAAGGGGCAATTTAACATGAAACGTGCATTCGTCTTTGCTGCTGCTCTTATCCTCTTTGCTACGGCCACATCAGGCGCAGAGCAAAAGAGTAGCGCACTAGAAGACTTCTCATCAGACCTTGTCGAGCTTTACGGCCTGTCTGGGATGACCAAGCAACAATTGGTCAACATGAACCCGAAAGCTCAGATTTACGCGGTTCAGCGTTTGATGAAGCAGGCTAAGCTGTTTCAGGAAAAATGGGGTGAAAGCGATTTGGTTGAGATTAACCGCTTCCGTCTCTCAGGCGGCGATCAACTGGCGCTCGATATTGAGTTTCGGTTTAAATGA